AGATTTATTATTAATATCAATTTGCAGCTCATCTAACAAAACATCCCAAAGTAATTTAATATTTTGTTTATTTAAAAATTTTGATATATTTATATTCATTAATATCTATTTGTATAATACTAAATTAATTTTTTATGCTTTAATTAACGTAAATTATTTATTGTTTGGACTAATTTATTATTTATTTTGATTATGGTTCTTTTTATTGCAGTTCCTTTATTGCACTTCTTTAAGTTAAAATAAATATAATATATTATTATTATTTAAAAATATATTACATAATAATATATTAAATAAGCAACAAACAACAAACAACAAAATGGAATCAATTAAAATCGATAGCACATATTATGGTTTAAATATTGCAAATAAATTTGCATTTATCGAAGATAAAGATAGTCGTGAATATTTACAAAGTGCTCATCAAGCTATAACAAGTTGTGAATTATGGGATTGGTTAAGAGACTATAATGCCAATGCATTTATGTGGGATAGATTACCAGAAGTTATGAGAATAAGAGAAAAAATGTGCGAAGATCCTATTAATGGTTATCATTCTGGGGCATCTTATGGTTGGACAATGAGGCAAATGGAATCTCTTGCAAAAAATGGTTACAATGCATATAAACAAGAGTATATGGTTGCTCGCATAGAAAGACTTACTGGTAGAAGTAATTAGATTTATTAATATTTTAAGTTTGAATTCATATTTATATATTATTATGTCTGCAATAATTGAAATACTAATAATATATAAATCTGTTTTAAATTTTAAATTATAAAGGCTTAAATGCATAATAATTATACATACATAATTATAATGGAAACAATTGAAAACGTAGAACAATATATTTCAGGTTCGAAACAAAATATTGACAATTTTATCAGTAGAAATGAGTATAGAAAAGCATTTGGATTAATGATTTTATTTCTTGAAAGACTTGATGATAAAGAAAAAACAGAAGTTATTGATTATTATAGTAAACATATGCAAAATTTAGGTATTTTTAATGATATATTCCCTAGTAGATAATTTTATAGATCTGAATTGAAATAGACTTTTCTAAAATTTTCCATATATTTATCCTTCAAAACGTGTGTTTTTAAATAATGTGATGTTATTTTATCTTCCAACATATGCGCTATAAAAAATAAACTATAAATGCCACATTCTGTATTGCCATATTGATGCTCTACTGGATAATTTTCATCAAATGTGAAATCTATACGCTTTTTAAGTGAATGACCTTGTTCAATTACACCATTCACAAATTTCATTATTTGATCTGGAATTTTATCTCCTGCACTATCGAAAAAGAATATTGTTCCCTTTTTAATATTAATAAAAAGAGAAATCCAATGACTACCCCCTTTGTAATGAGGATCTGTATTAAAAACAATTCCTATTTTTGTCTTTCCGTTTTTAATTTGATCTGCTAAATTAAAATGACACAATTCTTCCCAAACACATTCCCCATAAAGTTTATGTGTGTCGTAATCAATCGGAGATGGTCCCATAAACTCGAAACATTTGTATTTCTTTTCATATTGGCTCATTACTTGCAAAATATCTATACTAGATAACCATTCATTTGGATTTTTCTTCCAATCATCTGGTGACATCGGCGCGAATGAATCCATCAATTCTTTTTCTAATTTAGAATTTTTAACCATTTGTTTGATCCAGCACGACTCCTTGTTACAGGTTGTTTGATAGTGATTTTTAATTGTTTCCCAAATTTCTTTAGAATCATTTGTTTGAATTGGTTTGTCTGGGTGTCTTGCATTCCAAATATCGCGCAATTTATGCAAATCTTCATCGGAATAACACGTATATGAATTTAGATTAGCGTTTTTATTTTCTGGACTGCAATTTAATTTTACAAACTTGTTAGTTTTATTCATTTTATGTTTATTTTTATTGTGATGTATTTTATGATTTTTACGTGTTTTATGTTTTTTATTTCCACCATTTGTATCATGTTTATTATTTTTAATTTTATCTTTTAATCTTTCTGTTTTCTTCTTTCTCATATATTTTGTTTATATTTTCTTTTTTTGGTAAGTTAAATTATGTTTACTTGTATTTGAATTATCAATTATTATTTCTTTTTTTCTAGGAATTATTTGATTTATTTTATAATTTTGTCTTGTTGTGTTAAACCAATCTAACGGTAATTTTTGAATATCATCAACTCCCTTAGATCTATTATTTTTATTATTTTGACTACTTTTTGCATTTACGTTTATTACTGGTTCTTCAAAATACTCTTCTATTAAATCATCTTCCAAGTCTTCATCTTCATCCAAGTCTTCATCTTTATCCAAGTCTTCATTATATCCTACATAGTCTACTACATTATATTCTTGGTTATCGCAAGTTTCTACACCTACATATTCATTCGAAGCATCAGACCCATCTCGTTCATTTTGTATGCAAATATTTTTATCATGTATTTCTAAATAATAAATACTTTTTTCAATAAATGCATCAAAACATGTATTGACATCTTCCAACAAATCATCTGGTCGTTTATTATTAAGTAATTTATTAAATAATTCAGTAATCCTATCTTTATCATATCGTGAGTTTGTATTAGCATTTGCATCAAGTCCTTTTTCTTTAATTTTCTTTAATTTTTGTAATTGCGTTTTACTTATTAAAAAATTTAATGTTAGTTGATTGATATAATCGTTGTTATAAGAGTCTTCGTTACAAGAGTCTTCGTTATAAGCATCCGAATCCGTGTTAGTATCCATAATAATAAATAATAATTAATATTCTTATTTATAATTTATAATTTATAACTTGTAACTTGTAACTTAACATTTTGTTTGTTTTGTTAAATCTTTTAGTTGTTGTCTAGTTGCATTATTAAATAATGAAAATCCAATTACATTTGGATGAGCATTTACATCTACCTGTGCAAACTCTTCTTTCTTGAAAAGATCTGGAAATGGCTGTTGTATATTATCTAAAGTATTTTTCCATTGAACATTGTATAAACTGCTTTTGCTACTAGGTAAATAATCTGCTTGACTACATTTTTGTATAGCAAAAACTTGGTTTCTCAATTCAGATTCGTGATTAACATTCGATGCATAACCAGACCACGGAGCAAAATCATTCCCTGGATTAAAAATTTGCGCAGGATTGTATGTCGCTTGCTGTATTAGAGGTGTTTTGATTTCTCTTCTAGGATCAACAATAGGCATAATCGAATATTTTGTTAGAACAGGCCTGCTCTCTAAATATGGCTGCAATGGTTGACTAGGAATATTGCGAACATATGTTCTAGTATTCATAATTTTTTGTCTTTCTGAGCACGAAAAATTATCAAAATCATTAATATTTGAATTAATGTTCATTACTATATTTATATATAATATATTATTAAATATAAATAACTATATTGTTAATAACTATATTGTTAATAACTATATTGTTATTTATAATAATATAATGAAATGTATTAGAAATAAAACGACTAATTATATAATATTATAAAGAATAAATGTGTGGCATCTTTTCCCTTCTAAACTATTCAACAACTAACAAAATTTCTCCAGATGAAATTAAAAATGAATTTGATAAAGGTGTAAATAGAGGACCCGAAAATTCATCCCTAGAATTAAATTCAGATCTTAATGCTGTAATTGGATTTCATAGATTAGCAATTAATGGTCTTAATGACACATCAAATCAACCACTTAGAATTGACGATTATTCTCTAATTTGTAACGGAGAAATTTATAATTACAAAAATTTATACACATTGATGAATATTACACCTACTACCAGCTCGGATTGTGAAGTTATTATTCATTTATATATGAGATACGGTATTCAACAAACATTGCGAATGCTTGATGGTGTATTTGCATTCGTTTTATTTACCCCAAATAATATATATGTTGCTAGAGATCCATATGGAGTAAGACCATTATATTATACTTCTGGACCAAATACTCGTGTAAATGCTGGTATCATTGGATTCACATCTGAACTAAAAACGATCTGTAATATTGCAAATAAATATGACCAACAAGTTTTGCAATTTACACCTGGGTCATTTTTAACAATCGACAAAACAATTGATTTTGAAAAGGTGCTATGGGTAATAAAGAATCAAGAAACCTACAATATTCCATCTTTTACA